GTTCAGCGTAAGTGAAGTAACAGTTCGTGATGCTTTGAAGTTCAGAACCCGAAGTAATGTAGCGAACATGATACGTAAGGCTGCTCTTGAAATGGGCGGTGTATTGCAGGGAGCAAGAACGCTTCGGGAGGGAATAGGAAAAGAAAGTGATGAATCATCAAAGGAGGAACAACCATGAAAGATATAGAAAGAAGCAAGCGGCTCAGAACATTCATAGAACTTGATGAAGTATGTCAGAACATAGAGCCAAGGCACTTTTTCGTATTGAGAATATTCGGCATCCCGATAGCCCGGTTTAACCAAGTGGAACGGGATGTCGTAACAGAAGAGGAAGATGATTAATACTTGATTAGCAAAAGAGGGTCAAATTTATGGGTCTGTACAATTCCTCCTTTTGAAAGCCAAATACATTCCACTTCCTGAATGTTGGGATATTCACCAGTGATGCTTTTGACTGTCATTCTGAATTTTGTACTGGAAAACCTGTCCTCGCTTTTGAGATATACAACATCACCTACTTGAAATTTTACCGGTTTAATTTTAGTCATAAGATTTTAAATATTGATTACACTACAAATGTAGCAAAACTATCCCGGTTCGGGAGAATAGGGATAGAAACTTTTAAAGAATCAAATCATGAAACGAATCAATACTACTACACGTAACCTGCTGCTGATACTTGCAGCCGCCATCCTGAATTGCCTGCTGGACGGCACAATGAACCTGATAGTTACAATCTGCCTTTGCCTGGCACTTATCCCGGCGGCACGGCGCATGGACAGAGAATCACGTAACCAGTAACGCACACACGGTTTGCAGAACTTCACCGAGCGGCTGCCATCCGGGTTCAAGTCCCGGAGCCGGACAAACGATAAAAACGAACAATCATGGCTGTAATCTATAACAATCAGGTATGCGTCTTCGCCAATGAGCTGATTACTTATAATGCCAAACGGAATATAGGGAGCGAAAAAGGATTTATCCCTGAAGGTACGTTCCAGAGCAAATCCAGAAGAGGGCTTATTGCGATAGCCAGACGAAGTACGCCAAAATCACCTGCATTAGTCTATTTCGACACAATGGAAGAATACATCAAGAACCAATACATCAAGGCCTACGGCGACCCGCACGAGGAGTTTGATGCCGTTTTGAAACAGAGCCTGCTGGAGCGCGAGCTGCAATACAACGAAGAGGCATACACCTTCTTCACTGACTTCACCGACGAGGCCGGAAAGAAGCTGAAACCCGAAAAGGCTGCCCTCTACACCCTTCAGGCACGGGTGCTGGATGCAGTGCTCCGGCTGTACCGCGAGAACCGCCGGAGCGTGGGCGACGGCACGGTGAAGGTCAGCGTATGGGACAACCTGAGCCGCATGGTGAACGACCTGCTGGCCGTGCGAAACAGCCGGGGCGAGCAACGCTATCCGCACAAGCTGCCATCCACCGGAAAAACCCTCCAGCGAAAGGCACTACAGTATGAAAAGGAAGGCTTCTATGCACTGGTGAACAAGAACCACGGCAACACCTCCACCCGAAAGGTGAAGGACGAGGAATGCGAGGCCGTGATGCACAAGCTGCTCAGCCAGCACATGAACCTGAACAACGTGCAGATAATGGAACAGTACAACCTCGTTATCCGTCAGATGAACCTGATAAGGGAAGCTGGTGGAGAGAAACCGCTCCCATTCATCAAAAGCCCTGCCACGGTGGATGCCTACCGCAAGGAAATGGAGTCCACTTCGCTCGGTCACCGCAGGGGCGGCAATACATGGAAAAACAAGTACGAAATGCAGATAAAGCGCACGCCGCCCACTACGGCAATGACCTACTGGACGCTGGACGGATGGGACGTGGAGCTGGTATACGAAAAGCAGGTTATACGTGAAAAGGTGGTGGACGGTGAAATCAAGCGTACCAAACAGACCTCCTACACCAACCGCAAATGTATGGTGGTGGTGCTTGATGCCTGCGGCAAATATCCGGTGGGCTACGCCATAGGCGACCACGAAAGCCCCGCACTGATACGCACCGCGCTCCGCAATGCGGTGAAGCACACCAGGGAGCTGTTCGGCTCACGCTACAAGCCCATGCAGTTGCAGAGCGACAACTACCAGAAAAAGGTGATGGTGCCGTTCTACGAGGCGATGACCGTTCACTACACGCCTGCGGCACTGGGCAATGCGAAGTCGAAGATAATAGAACCTTACTTCAACCACATCAACAAGACCTACTGCCAGATGCTGCCCAACTGGAGCGGGGTGAACATCAACGCCAAGCGTGACAGCCAGCCTAACCTTGAAATTCTGAACCGCAACCGTCACCTGATACCCACAGAGGAAGTGGTGATACAGCAGATACACACCATCATGAACAGGGAGCGCGAACTGAAGCGCGATGCCTACCTGAAGGCATGGGCCGCCACGCCGGGCGAAAGGAGAATAGCTTTTAATGACGATGAATACCTCTTCCTCATGGGCGAAACCACCGGACGCACCAACCGCCTCACGGGTCAGGGGCTGCTCATGGAACTTATGGGACAGCGGCTCAACTTCGAGACCTTCAACATGGAACTGCGAAACCACTACAACGAGGACTGGGTGGTGCACTACGACCCCGACGACCTTTCGCAGGTGCTTATCTGCAACGCGGAATCCACGTCCGGACACCGGGTGAAGAAGGAAATCGGCACACTGAGGTTCACCATGCAGCGTGACATCACCGTACCGATGGCACTTGCAGACCAGAAACCGGAACACTTCGAACACCGAAGCAAGGTAAGGAAGTTCAACGATGAGCTGGAGCAACGGTACATCGACCGTCAGAACCAGGTGGACGAAACCCTTCAGGGAATGATTTCACGCTATCCGCAGCTGAAAAGCAACACCCTGCTTGACCGCGCACTGATTACCGACATTCACGGACAGCACAAGGACCGCCGCTCCGAGGCAAGGGATGCCATCGCAGACGCGGTGGTTGTGGAAGAGGAAGCGATACCCGCACCGAAAAGGCAACTGGTTGTTCCTACCGCACAGGAAGATGATGACTCATACGAATGGAACCCTACCGACATGAGATTTTCAAGATGATTTACACAACCTTTAAAAACGATTTAATTATGGACAAACAAGCACTCAAACAGTATATCGACAACCTGATAAGCCGTGGCAGCTCGGCAGCCGAACTGGCACGCAGATGCGGCGTTTCGGACACCTCCATGAGCCTGTTCCGTACGGGCAAGTATTCCGCAAGCGATGACATTCTGGCCGAAAAGATTGCAGCCGGACTCTATTTCTTCGAGAACTCGCGCAACGTGGTGGACACGGTCACCTCCTACCGTCAGGTGAAGACGGCGTTTGTGGCAGCCCGCAGCAAAAGCAAATGGTACTGCATCAGCAGCCGTTCCGGAAGCGGAAAGACCCAGTCGCTCATCGACCTGTACAATGTGTGCGGTGACGGTTCCGTAATCTACCTGAAATGCCGCAAGTGGTCGAGCCACAAGTTCCTGACAAAGCTGGCTACCGCCATGGGCGAAAAAGTGAACCGGTACATGGACAATGACGAGCTGCTTGACATCTGCGCCGCACACATGAACCGCATGGCCGACCGCCATCCTATCCTGCTGATAGACGATGCCGGAAAGCTCACCCACTCGGCCATGAACTGCCTGATACCGCTGTATGACGACACGCTGGGACGCATGGGATGCCTGGTGGCAGGAACGGAAACGTTGGAGCGGAACATCAAACGCTACGTGGGACGTATCGAAGGGTACGATGAGATAGACGGACGTTTCGGACGAAACTACATTACCCTGCTGGGCGCGACAAAGAAAGACGTGGTATCCATCTGCATGGCAAACGGAATTCCCGACAAGGACATGGCGGAAACCATATGGGGAAAGCTGCCGAAAGTGAAGAAACAGCCCAATCCGGAAGACCCGCGCACGGTATGGTTCTCGGACGACCTGCGCGAGCTGGCAAGCATGATTGATGATGTGGTAATCCGTCAGGAACTCAGCGAGGGGGCGATGAAGGTATGAGGGCATTGAGCATATCCAATATTGAAGAACGGAAATACAGCTACATCCCCTTTTCAAAGCCTTTCAGCGAGGCGTTCGGAAACCGTGAGAAGGGCGGCAACTGGATTGTGTACGGAAAGGCAGGGCAAGGCAAGACACGCTTCATCCTCCAGCTTGCCAAGGAGTTCGACCGCATGGGTTACCGTGTACTGGTCGCTTCGCTGGAAATGGGATTCTGTGCCGATTTCCAGAAAGACCTGAAAGATGCCGGAATCCGTTCAAAGGTGCAGAAGATTGTGTTCACCGATGCGCTGACCGTTCCGGATCTGAACGAGATGATGGAGAAGCAGCGCAGCCCCGATGTGGTGATTATCGACTCCCTGCAATACTTTGTCAACCAGTATGAGGCCACGGCAGAAGGAATCATCGCCCTTCGAAAGAAGTTCCGCAGCAAGATATTCGTCTATGTGAGCCATGTGGAGGGCAAGGAAGTGGAAGGGAAAGCGGCCTACGCCGTAAAGCGTGACTGTTTTGTCCGCATACAGGTACACGGGTTCCGTGCCATCTACATCGGTCGCGGTAAAGGAGGACCAAGGGGTTACTACACCATCTGGGAGGAAGGAGCGGAACGCAAGTGGCTGGAAAGTGAGAAACCATTAAACAACGAAGAATATGAACAGGAAACTTACACTCCCGGCGACGAATGAACAGAAGCAGCTCATTCACCGCCTGAAACGGCAGCACCGATTGGATGAAGACACATACCGCCACCTTGTACTACAGTACAGCGGCGGTCGCACATCCACCTCTGCGGAACTGACCAAGGAAGAGGCACGGCAGATGATAAGCCGCCTTTTAGACCCTGACGGGTCAAACGCTCAGGGTGAAAAACGTAAATACCGTCTGGTATGCCGTATCTACCGTCTTTCGTGCGAAATATCCGGTCTGAACGCTCCCTACGATGTGGACGACCCGGTAGAACGTGAAATGAACATCGCCAAGCTCAACCAGTGGCTCCGTCAGTACGGCGCATGCAAGAAACCCGTATCCCGCCAGAACTACGAGGAGCTGAATGCCACGCACCGCCAACTGAAAGCAAGGTCTAACAAGGAAAGGAAACAGTCATGATCTGGGTGGATATTTTATTTATGGTAATGTTTTTACTGCTATTTATAGAACCGGTTTTAGATGCTGTTATGGACTATATAAGGACTCGTAGAAGGAGAAAGACTCCACGACCGGGAGACATCTACATACGTCCGGATAAGAAGCTTTCTCCATGGACGGAACCGGAAACAGTAAGAATAAAGGATGTGAAGGACGGATGGGTGTTGCTTGAGATTAAAAGATACAGGTCGGAACTGTATGGATATTCATTTATCGCAGATGCAAGTGAAGGACATCATTTCTTCAATCAAACAGCAATACCTGTCAGAAAGTTCCTCAGACAAGGATGGATATTAAAAACTACAGAAAATGAAAAAGAAACTGGAACAACTGATTGAAGAGAAATGGACGTTGTGGATGGCTGTTATGTGGATAGCTATGTCGGTCAATTACTTGGTACGTATGTTTACCGCCACAACGGTGTGCGGAATGATGGACGAGGCACAAGTGTTTGTCCTCTGCCTGCTCATCTCCACACTGTTCTTTATGCTCCGCCTGGATGAGGCGAAAATAAGAATGCTGGAACGGGATAAAGAGGAAACGTATAAAAAAACTATAAAATGAGATACCATGGAACAGACAATCGAACAAATCCAGAATGACATTATGAACCGCATGCAGCAGTTTGACTTCTGCGACCGCGTAACGATACTCCGTGAGCTGGAAAACTTCTGCGGACAGCAGGCAGACGAAGCCATGAAAATGGAATACGACATGGCGGCAATGGAGGACGAAATAATTGACAATTGAAAGTATATGGAAGAAAAAGAATGGCTTACCGTGCCGGGAGTTGCCGGATACGAAATCAGCCGTGATATGGAAGTCCGCAGGATGACCCGGAACGGATGGAAGATGGTCAATACATCAAGGGGGTACATCAATGTAAACATAAAAGGCAAGAAAACCAATCGCAGTGTTCCCCGACTGCTGTACGCCGCCACCCATTCAATATCTCTGGAGAATTGCCCTGACATATCAGTAGTGAAAGAGGGAGGAAAACTCAATCTGGTTACGAGGAGGGAGTTTCTACATAAGTTGAGAATGCAGAACATTGAAGGAGACATACTCACAAAAGAAAGTTTCCTGAATTCGCTGGACGAGGCGGAACGTTTCTTGCAGGTACAGAGAAATGCATTGGAAACGGGTGAGTATTCCTCCATGACTGCTTATCTGTACACATTGAAGGAGGAAGTGGTGCGGCACATTTTGTGCAACACTTCTGTCAGTAGTCCGGAGAAAGCGGAGGATTATTTCATAGAGTCCATCACCTGTCTGGTAGAAGCAACAAAAAGAAGAACCAGGGTTATCACAAGCCCCCTTCCGTGGCTGAAAGCCGCATGCCGGAGGATGATACAGATTAAGAAAAAATACAGGGTACATGTTCCCGAAAAATGGGATTTTTATGATTTCGAAAAATATAATTTAAACACTATTTAAAAACTGAATTAATTATGGCAAAAAGAACCAAGAAAACAGTAATCAGCGGAGTAAGCCGCGAACAGTACGAACAGGCATTTGCCGAATTTGCGATGGCCGATGCAAAGGCCCAGTCATTGACCGCGAAGATGGATCAGGAGATGACTAAGATCCGCGAGAAGTACGCCGACCAGCTGGCCGAACTGAACGAAACGAAAGACCGCACCTTTGAGGTGATGCAGACCTACGCCACCGAAAACAAGGATACGCTGTTCGCTAAGAAGAAGAGTCTGGAATCGGCACACGGTATCATCGGATTCCGCACAGGTAACCCGAAACTGAAGAATCGGAAAGGCTTCACCTGGGCAGCTGTGACGAACCTTTGCAAAGAGTTTCTTCCTGATTATATCCGCACCACGGAGGAACTGGCAAAAGACAAGCTGCTGGCCGACCGTGACGTACCGGAAGTTGCAGAACAGTTTGCCAACATTGGTGTAGAGGTGGTGCAGGACGAATCTTTCTATGTCGAACCAAAGAAGGAAAGCGATGCGGTCCAGACGGCCTAAATACACGTATGAACGACGTGGTCCTCTTTGGATTGTGTATCGCAATGAATACACCCAGTCCACATGTGAAGGCACTCCCATAGCGGAGTGTCATTCACCGGAGGAAGCACGAGAAAAGGTTTACCAATTAAATGGATGGAAGAATGAAAAAAAAGTCTAAGTATAAATGGTATGCGATATGGACTGTATACTGCATACTGGTAATTCCATTTGGTATTATAATTATGATATCTCACTATATAAGGCTTCCATTTGAATTATTGCTTGAATGGATAGAAAATGTAAAATGGTGGCTTGTAAAAAGATATAAACCAGAATAGCCATGGCAGAACTAACCTTTAATTCACCCATTCGGCGCGACAAGTGGCCGCGCTGGATGATCAAGCTTCACGAATATCTTAAAAAGATATATGAAATACCTGTAGACGATGTAGAACCAGACGATTACGACCGGCTCAAACGGATAATATTTGAAAAGATTGTCGCACTGGGAAATGATAAACTTATTATGGAAGATACGAACATATTAATCTATACCGTCAAAGGAGAGAACGGTTTTGGAGTTGTAGTCGAACGAAACAGCAAAAAAGTAATTACCTATTACCTGGAATAATGAACAATCGCACAAAAATCATTCTGCTCACCGCATTTTCCATCATCATCGGGCCGCTGATTATTTTGGGATTCATCCTGAAACTTGCAGGAAGAATGCTCGATATACTTGGCTGGCTGTGCTGGATGGAACCACGCATGGCGAGGAAAGGATGGGATGAACTCGTACATAAAATCAAAGAATCATGGAGCACGAATTA